GCCAGTAACTAAAGATATTTGATATTCCTGATTCAAAACATCTGCCGTCACGTTACCGCCAAGGCTGACCGCTCCGCTGAACGTCACGAAGTCGTTGGTAACCGCACCGTGAGAAGTGTCGGTAATCGTAATGGTTGAAGAGCCGTTGGTTGCTGCAAACGTGACATCGCCAGCGGATGTGGTTGCCCTAATTGGTGTGATGTCGTAGTAGGTGTTGCCTTCCTCGATGTAATACTTAAACGTCGAGCCAACACCAAGGTAGCGCACACCACCAAGGCTGATCCAAGAGTGAAGGGCACGACCTGTGCCTAAGTAAAAGTTTGTGCCAAGCTTTTTCCAGCCGCCTACCTTTTCGACACGACCTTTTCTAAATCTGACAAGGTTGCCGTCTACCCAACCGCCTTTAGCCGCGTAGTCGGTGCTTTCCTTGTCGATGCCCGGTTGAAAATCTAGTGTTTGTAGCGGCATAAGCCATTACGCCAACCGAATGATCGCGCCAGTAGCCGTAGGGCTAGGAAATACAACAGTGAAGTCGCCAGCCGTGCTGGTTTTGTCACCACCGAAGTCTATAACCGCAACCGCTTTGTCGGACTGAGTGTCGTTGTAAATCATGCAACCGCGAGCTGTGACAGTGGCTGTGCCAAACGTAAGGTCAGCAAAGTCGCACACGGCAGTTGTTCCAGAGGTCGTTGGGGTTACCGATGTGACCGTAGCGCCGCCAGACGTGTAGTTGGTGCCGCTGGCTTGGCCCGTCGTGGTAAATGCTGTGGTAGCAGCGCCAAGAGTCGCGCTAGACGTATAAAGCGCGAGCTTGAAAGCGTTGCCACTGGTAGCTGTAAAGTTATGAGTCCCAACCAAAAGCTCTTGCTTGAAGCTGGTAGGAATTGCGGAAGTGATGGCCATATCAAAGCTCCTTGATTATCTTTGCCATGTCTTCATGCCCCTGAGACGCAAGTAAACCACGAATCGTAACTCGGTCAGAAGCTATAGCGTTCTTCATCCCCATCAATATTAGAGTATAAACTTGATTGCGGAAAGCCTCGGCTTGCAAACGAATATGCGGTTCAGCCTCCTCCGATATGCCTAAAATCTTCTTTGTTGTCTCTTTCGCCCAAAATTCTACATCATGGCCACGGTTATCGGTTGTTGAAACCATCACCTGACCCATCTGAAAAACACCTTGCGACATGACTACCCCTTATATGGCTCTGGCGAGGACGGCAGCTCCACCGTCTCTAATTTGTGTTTTTTAACCATCTGCGCCAGCTCTGATCGGTTGCAGACTACCCACTCACCCTCTGGGTTTGGCATTGCTATTTTCGGGTTGGGCAGTCGATGGTAGCCATACAGCCTATCCTGCATCTCGACATTCTGATCGAGCAACGAAGACCTTGGGCTTACGCCAACCTTGATGCCAATGGCAATCATCTTGCAGATCCAAAACTCAAGGCAGGCTCTGCCAGCCTCTGCGAAGTGCAAGTTGTTTTTATAGCTGAAGTCCATGCCAAACAGATCGACTTCGCCTACCTTGTTCCACGCAGCAAAGGCCAAGGCATAAGCTACCGTGGTGTTCATGTAAGCGCAGCGTTGGTCTTTGATAACCTCTTCAAGCGGGTACTCAACCAGCGCAGGTACGCGCTCGTCTAGCTGACAGGTGTATATGGGCTTGTCAAAAGCAGGCAGAAGCCTACGCATCACATCGGTTTGGTTGCCTGCATCGTCGGTATCTAAAAAACGACTGGCAGGGTCAAGCATGAACACACGATCACACTCGAAAACCGACAGGGCTGAGTTGATAACCCAAACCTCGTCCCATTCGACGCTGTTTTCTTTTCCGATTACATAATCGATCTGAGAGGCTCCCAGACCGATGATTGCTATTTTCTTGCCTTCAAGTTCTTTGATTGGTTCCAATTAGGTTACCCCTGTACGCAATAAGTCGTATCGATACTCGTCTCTGGTTCCACGGCCTTCGCTCAGATTCTTCATCCGAGCTACGCCTTCCTTGAACCGAGCCTCGAAGTTGGCTATCACGTCAGGAGCTTCTTTCAAGAACACAGCAGCCTCAACCAAGGTGCCGTAAAGCAAGGGATCAGGGTGATCCGTTGACAGAATTGTCGTACCTGAGTCACCGCCAACCGTCAAAGACGCTGGCTTGTGCAGGTAATGCAACTCTGCGGTGTAACCAGAATCTGGCACAGGCGACAGCTCAAACGCCGTCTCATCAAACATTGAGTAATACTTTGGCCTGCCAGTCGTTGTGGTGGTAGGGCTGTATTCCTTAATGAACGATGGATGCTTGAAATCCAGATAGTGGTACTTGTTGTTGCTATCAATAACCGCCAATGAAAACGGCGCAAAGAAATCGCTTGGTGTTGCCAAGAAGCGGTTGCTTGCTGTCAACGTACCCTGCACGTTCTTTCGTTGCTCTGGTAGCTGAACCAGCTTAAATATTCGGCTCTCAGCTTCCTTGATGAACGTGTTCAGGTTGTTGTTGAACGTAGTCTCATTGACCTGCAAGTAATCTTGCACAGTCGATTTTAGCGTTGCCAATGTGAAGCTCATGACGTTGTTACCTCCACGGTGCCAACACTAACAGTAAGTCCAAAAGTTTGCAAAGTTGTGCCCAAAATACCATTTCCGACATTGGTGTAAACGGTAAAAAAATTGTTGTCATTTCCGTTAGCGGCTTGGTCTGGTCGAGTAATCTGCAACGCCTGCGGATCAATCGGTGTTGGCCTTGGCATAAGCTGCGGGTGCTTTGGCGACCACTGGTCTGGGCCTACCAGCAAGCCGTCCCAAGTCATCTTCATGTCACGCAGGCGATAGCGAAAGCCTGTGATATCGCAAATGCCATAAGCGCGTTTGTTCGATGCGTAAGCCATTAGCCTAAATTATATCCGCGCAAATCAGGAGCAACCCTGAAAGACACTCGGTCTTGGTCTTGGCTCAGTGCCCTCTCAAACTCTTCTTCGTAAAGCTGTTTGAGCATACCGACCTTCTCAGGCGCTCTCTTTAGCGCCAAATAGTAGGCAAGGCCAGCGGCTAAGCACGGGTAAAACCTAAATGGGATCTGCAAGGTGTTTGCCCCAGCGTCTGCATCATCCATACGGCTTAGCACGTTTAGGTACAATTCGTACTTTGAGCTTTGGTCTGGCGCAGGCCAAACCGTGATGGTTGGGCTTATCTGCTTGTCGATTAGGTACTGATTCGGCTTGCCAGTGCTTGTCTTGGTGGACAGGTTGGCGTACTCCGAGCGCGACATGCGAGTGAGCGGCACGTCTGTTGATACGCCGCCCAAGGTCTCACGAATAAACACGTCCAGCACGTCAATCGTTGCAGTCGGCGTGGTTGCATCAATCGTGTAAGAGGTCGTGTCTTTGACCATCGACAACACTTTCTGGTTGATCGTCCACTGGTTCAGACCACGGTTAGCCCACTCCGCAAGCATCAGGTTCAAAGATCGATTGGCCGTCTTGAGGTCATAGCCCGTGCGAAGCTCTAAGCCGCAACGCTCAAACGCCTCTTCAACGTAGTCGGCTACGTCTAACTCAAAATCCTTACTTCCGCTTACGGCCATTTTTCTTACCTGCGTATAGGTTGTCGAAAACCTGATTTACGTCAAGAGTGTAGTCTAAATCGCTTTTGCTGTAATGGATATGCTGGCTTGGTCTGAAGTCTGGAGCGCCTTCGCCCGTCTCAAACCACGCTGGGTGTGTCACTCTCACTCGATTATTCGGCAAAGCCACGATATTCCCCGTCCACTTGCCAGCATCTAAAAGCTCCATAACATGGCTCTGCTTGTGCTGCGCTGGATCATCCGCTATTTCATTCTCAGTGTAATCAACAGTGAAATAATACTTCGCGGGATAGAACTCGCCATCAATCTTGGCAAGCCAAGGGCACGGTGTTGCGCGATCTAAGACATAAACAGAGTGGTTATGAGAAGAACAGTCCCAAGGCTGCGCCGCCCAAACAGGCATCGGTTCAGGCCACTCATCAAAGGGCGTGTCGGCAACCAGCGCCGTAATTGGCATTCTCGCCCACATAGCCCCGCCATGTACGTTTGGTTCTTCGTCATCGTCGTAAGTCTCAGCGCCCGTAAATATGACCTGAAAGCTCAAGCACCTTGTCGGCATTGTAGTCACGGCGATAACCATAGCGTGTAAAAACTCGCCGTGGTATCGCTCATGATTGACTGTGTACTCTCTTCTAACCCACGCCTTGAAGTGTGGGATATTGCTTTGAAGATAGGCCACTAGCTGCGGCCATATAGACCACTGTTCTTGCTAGAGGGCTTTCTCATGCCGCCCTTAGCTGCTCCGCCTTTAGCCATACCCTTGGCTTTCATGGCACCGCCTTTTGCGTAGCCCTTGGTCTTCATAGCGCCGCCTTTAGCCATACCTTTGGCTTTCATGGCTGACCCGCCCTTCTTCATACCGCCGGGCATCATCATCTTTTTCTTGCCGCCCATTGCGCCGCCTTTCGTACCCATCTTGCTCTTCATGATCTCGCCTCCG